ATATTTACAATTTAATGACGAACTATTATTTAATTCAGTAATGAATATGGATAAGAAGTTTATGAGTAATGTTCTTAAGATAAATGCAAAATTAAATATGCCTTTAAGATATGGAGCTACAATGGCTAACATTGGTTTTGCAATACCAAATATGATATCAGATACAGCACAGGCAGCAATATTCTCAAATGCAGGATTTATACCTGTAGTAGATAACGCACTTGGAGTATTAGATGTTCTAGCTGCAACCAATAAAACTGTAAGAAATTTTGTCAATCAAGTTTCTCCTGGTTATGCTGATAAAATAAATAATCTGTATACTATATATCAACAAACAGGAGCAACAAGTTCAACTAGATTATCACAATATAGAGAATCAACTCAAAACTTAATGAAAGATGTTTATGGAGTAAATAAAAGCGAAAATATGGGAATACATGAGAAATTTAAACCATTAAAAAGATTATTAGATTTAATGACGTATATTCCAGAAATATCAGAACAAAGTACAAGGTTTGAAGTATTTAAGAAAAATTATGAACAATATAAGAAAAAAGGTAATGCTGAAATAGACGCAAGAATTATGGCAGCATTAGAATCAAGAGACGCAACGCAAGATTTTGGAAGAACAGGAAACCTTACTAGAGAAATAAATCAATTAATTCCATTCTCTGCTGCTAGAGTTGGAAGTGCCTATACTTTTGCAGAAAAGGTAACAGCTAATCCAAAAGAAGTAGGAATGAGAATAGCGGTATTAACAGCACTTGCTATGGCAATAAAAGGAATGGGATATGATGATGACGAAATTCAAGAATTAAATCAACGTAAAAAAGATGATAACTTTGTATTTAAAATTGGAGATTCTGTTGTAACTCTTAAGAAACCACAAGGAATTTTAAGAAGCATAGTAAACTTAACAGAATACATTCAAGACTTAGCAACTGGACATATTGATGAAGGTAAAGAAGGAGAAAAACTTGGAGAATGGTTAAACAACGCAATAATGGATAATATGCCAGCAGATCAAATAACAGGTTTAGTTCCAAACATGGTAGCTCCACTAATTGAAAATGCTATAAACAAAGACTTCTACTATAACACAGATATTGTAAAAAGTTATGATTTAGAATTACCAGATTCTGAACAATACTATGATTATAATTCACAACTAGCAATTATGCTTGGAAAAATATTTAATTATTCTCCAGCAAAAATTGACAATATAATTTCAGGTTATTTTGCAGGATTAGGAACTCAATTAACAAATATTATGGACTATGGACTAGGTAAAGTAGGAGCAACAGCACAAAAACCAGAAATGGGAGCAGAAACTGACGCAGTTGGAAAAAGATTTATAGTCAATGTAAACTCAAACAGTTCTAGTGTTGACGAGATTTATAATAGAAAAACTGAACTGACAAAATTAAAAAATGGTGGTACAATATCAGAGGAAGAAGAACAAGAATTAGAAACTATAACAATAGCATTAAAAAACATGTCAAATTTAAACAAACAAATAAAAGCCATAAAGAAAGATTTAACAATGTCTGGTAAAGAAAAAGCTGAACAAATAAAATTATTACAACAAGAAAAAACAGATACAGCAAGACAAGCATTAGGAAAAAATGTTATTTATTCTGAAAATGAAGATAGAATACAAAGCACACAATTTTATCCAAGTCAAGATACATTAAAAAAGAATGGATATACATTAACATTAAATTCAGAAATGAAAAAAGAGTATGAACAACTTGCAAGTGATTACTATAGCAAGTATGAAAAACAAGGGTTATATAGTAAAGAAAAACTAGAAGATATAAAAAGTAAGTCAAAAACTTATGCTAAAAATGAAATGCTTAAGAAATACAAATCAGATTTAATAAATACAAAAAAATAAAAAAAGTAAAAAGAGCCATTGCACAATAGGTGTATTGACTCTTTTACTTTTTATAAAAAAGAAAGGAGGGAAATTAATGGAAGATATAATCCAAAATGTACATTTTACAAATATTGCTTGGTCAATATTAGCCCCAGTTATTTTAATTACACTTGATGTTTTAACTGGAATAACAATTGCATGGAGAAATAATGACTTTCAAAGTGCAAAGATGAGAGCTGGATTATCAAAGAAATTTGGGGAGCTTGTTTATGTGCTTGTAGGATTTGTAGCGAAATATTCTTTAGGAACAGAAGTAATTTTATATTTTACGGTTGGATATATTTGTTTTATGGAAATTTCAAGTTTAGCTGAAAACTGTGATAAGCTTGGCGTTAAAATGCCAGAAAAATTAAGAGAAAAATTAAATAACGAAGAAAAGGGGGAATAATTATGGCAACAAACATTCCACTTACTGGCAAGTTTCAAGTAACTTGTGAATTTAAAAGAAAAGGAAAATGGGCGGCAGGATATCATACTGGAATAGATTTAGTAGGAAATGAACAAATATATTCTAGTTGTGATGGAGAAGTAGTAAGAACTGGTTGGGATAAATCATACGGAAATTATATTGTAGTTAAAAATAGCTCAGATGGCAAATATCATTGGTTTTGTCATTTATCTAAGATAACAACAGGTTCAGGCAAAAAAGTTTCACGTATGACCATTTTGGGAATAATGGGAAGCACAGGAAATTCTACAGGTAAACATCTACATTTTGAAATTAGAAATAGCAGTAATAAATATGGAGATGTATCAAATCCAGCAGACTATATGGGAATACCAAATAAAGTTGGAAGTTATGACAGTAAGAATTATCAAATTAATGTTAGTAAACCAACAACACCTAGTACAAATAAAACTGTATTAAAAACATTGGCTAGAAATACAAACTTAAGAAATAAGCCAACAACAAATGGCTCATCTGCAACATTGTATTTAGCAAACACAACCTTGTATGTATTAGAATCAGGAGTTGCAAAAGCTAACGGTTTTACATGGGATAAAGTTCGTATTAGAACAAATGGAAAAGAAGGTTATATGATTAACCAAAATTATAAATAAAGGAGGAATTAATTATGATAAGAGGAATAACAGATAGTGGAAATATAAAAACAGCAAAAATGACAGAAGATGGAGCTTTAAAAGTTGCAATGGAAGGAGATAACAGTACAGAGATTAATAATCCAGACACTTCTCCAATACCTGTAAAAGTAACTGAAAAAGAAACTACATTAAAATCAAACATTTTAAATATTGGAACTACAAGTGAAAAGATCTCTTTTGTTGAAAATATAACATTTACAGACAGGTTCGGGAATAAACACACATTGCCTGTTCCAGAAGATGATTCATTATTTTCTAGTAATTTTGCTATTAGGTTTTTTCATTCAAGCACTACTGATACTGACAAATATCATATTTATGTAGCTGATACTTTTTCTAGTACTAGTGCTAATCCAACTAGTGGTTCTATTAGAGCAAGAAACGGTTATAAAACATACGAATTACAAAACAATTCATATATTTTAATAGCAGAAGGTTCTAGTGGTAATATAGATAACTTAGGTGCAACATTAGGGCAAATGATTTATTTTACAGTTCAACCAACACTTGATAGTTCAGGAAATCCTATAACTTCTGTCGAAATAGGAGAAAACTTTTTTGACATTCCTTATGAAAAAAATATTACATCAATAGACATAGCAAATTACAGCGACACAGCAAATATAACATTAACAGCAGGAGAATTAGAAGCAACAATAGGAAATAATATAGCGGTAACACTACCAATAAATAAAGAACTAAAAAATATATCTTTAGTATCAACAGAAGATGATACACCTGTTCAAATTGTTATAAAAGGGGTGGAATAATATGAGTATTCAATTTATAAATAAAGGTAAAGGAATAGATACTTCTGACGCAACAGCAACAGCAGAGGATATATTAATAGACAGAACAGCCTATGCTGATGGAAAAAAAATATCAGGAACTTATGATACAAGTAAAAATATAACCAAAGATACAGCTTATTCACAAATTGTAATGAACTCAGATTTATCTGATATGGTAAATTACATATTACAATGTGTATCTGATGGTACATATTTAACACGTAATCTTTGTAAAGCAATTTACTTTCATGAAGATAAGTGGTTTGTAATAATAAGTCTTATTCCTACTGTAGCTGCTTTTTATTATCTTGACCATACAACTAATATAGCTAAATGGAATATATATTTAGACCCACGATTTTCTTTAACATATAAACAAATATGTGCTTCAATCGGAATTACAAATTATACTGATTTCATAGACAGACTAACTGTTGACGAAGATACATTTTTAAGTTATACTGGCTGGTATTCGTATGAAGATGATGGAAATGGAGGCAATTTAACTTTAGTTCCGATAGAAGGAGATATAGTATTACAAGATGAACTCGTTATAAATATTGAAGAGACATCTTTAAGAAACTTTCTTTCAACCAGAACTTTTGACGTTGAGTTGAGTAACATAAATATTGAAAAAGATTTATTAGGATCTATTAGCAGTATTACAACTTCATATTTTTCTGGAATAAGAGCAGCAACTTCTGACGCAACAGCAACAGAGAATAATATATTAAAAGATAAAACAGCTTATGTTGATGGAGAAAAAATTACTGGTACATTAGAAATGGAAGAATATAACGCTAAAACATCAATCGTTTTAGATACAGGTTCATCTAGTTTACCTGGAATATTATCGTGTATACAAAAAATTACCAATTTATCTATAAACACTAATAATCTTTCATATTTATTTTATAATTGTACGAGATTAGAAGAAATAAGTTTTTTAGACACTAGCCAAGCCATTAACACAGAGCAAATGTTTTTTAATTGCAAAAATCTTAGAAAAATATCTAATTTAAATACTAGCAATGCAACTCAGATGAACAGCACATTTGCAGGTTGTAGTAATCTGGAAGAAATATTAGAATTAGACACAAGTAATGCTACAAGTTTAGGTTTCCTATTTAAGGATTGTACGAATTTAAAGAGAATCCCAAGTTTAAATACAAGCAACGCTACATATATGACATGGATTTTTACTAATTGTCAATCTTTGCAAAGTATTCCGCAAATAGATACAAGTAAAATTACTGATATGAGTTTAATGTTTAATAATTGTAAAAGTATAACTGAAATACCATTATTGAATTCAAGTAAAGTAACAAACATGTCTCAAATGTTTAGTGGTTGCTCAAAATTAACAACAGTTCCTTTGTTTGATACAAACAAAGTTACAAATATACTTAATATGTTTTTAAATTGCACAAGTTTATCAGAAACAAGTTTAAACAACATATTATCAATGTGTATAAATGCAATTTCTTATACAGGAACAAAAACATTAAAAGTGCTTGGTTTATCTTCAACTCAGGCAACAACTTGTCAAGGATTATCAAATTATCAAGCTTTTTTAGACGCTGGTTGGACTACTGGATATTAAACTTGTCGACAACATTCGACACATTATTTCTACAAAATATGATATACTAAATAAAAGGAGATGATGTGTTATGATGAAATATTATTATGCTAAGTCTCTTAGGGCAATAAAAGAATTAAATATAAAAGACGAGAAAGAATATAGGAGACTATTACAAAATTATTTGATTTTAAACGTAGACAGTTTAAAATATATATCACAAACAAGAAGCTTTAAAAAAATAATACAAATAGCAAAAGCAGTCAATTAAGGCTGCTTTTTATTTTATAAATATATACTTAAAACAATCAAAAAAGATAATTGAAGGAGCAATTACAAACCAATTAACTATAAAAATATAAAACAATCCCCATAGTATTTTTTCAATTGTATTTAAAGAATTAAAATCTTCTAAGGGTTTATAAATAATATTTGATATGTAAGGAATAAAAATACCGCACAATATCATTATTATTAATCTTATTAATATATCCATTATTTTTCTCCTTTTTTATATATTTTAAAACAATTATATCATCACATAAATTAATCTATCAATTTTTAACAAAAATTTAATAAAAATGTAAAATAATTGTAATAATAATTTACAAAAACCATTAAATTTGTTATAATGAATACTAAATATAAAGGAATGGGATTATAATGGATAATATTGAATTAAAAGAAAAATGTATACAATTATATATTGAAGAAGGCAAAACGCTTTCTGATATAGCAAAAGAAGTGGGATATTCAAGAACACATATTACAAATCTAATAGAAGACGATCCAAGAGTAAAAACAAGTAGAAACATCAGAAAGATAAAAGTATATAAACGCATGGACAATAATCAATTGAGAATAGATATACCAACAGAATTTATCGAAAAACTAGGTATATCTCATAACAAAAATATATCTGAATATGTCAAAGTTTTATTTAATGAAAACAATAAAAATATAATAATAGAAAAAGCATAGTTAGAAATCTAACTATGTAATATTTTGTTTCGTTACTTGCAATTACCCTGTAATTGTGTTATAATGTTGTTCGTTGACATAAAAGAAAGGAGGGATAGTAATAATATGAAAATAGATTTTAGCAAAAATCCAACCATATTAAATAACTATTTAAAGTATTTATTAAATGTTTGTTGTTTTTCAGAAGGAACAGTAGAAGGATATAATAGAGATATATTAGGCTTTTTTAGGTATATAAAGAAAGAGAACAATATACCAATAGAAATAAAAGATTTTAATATATTTCTTTTAATCCAAATTAAAAGAGAAGATATTATTAGTTTTATGGTTTATTTAAACTTGTATAGAAATAATAAACCTACAACGAGGCAAAGAAAATTGGCAGCTATAAAAAGTTTTTTTAAATGGTTGACATTAAATTACCCTGGAAATATAGCAAAAAATCCAGCTGAAAAGTTACCTTTTGTAGAAAAAATGATTAGATTGCCAAAATATTTAACAGTATCAGAAGCAAAAAAAATACAAAACGTTTTTACAAAAGA